TTCAGCCTTACTTCTGCCATAGCCACTTGCCCCGAATAAAGGAGCAAATGTATGACCCTTCGCAACCTGGCGTGACGTTTCTTGTCCGGCATCTGATATAACTTTGGCTGTATAACTATGAACATCAAACCCTGTATCTATCTCCTTCATAGCCACCTCATCCTGTGACAAATATGCTGCAACTCTAAATTCTAATTGTGCAAAGTCAGCCTCTAATATGTAGCCGCCCTTCCACCTGGATACAAAAACACGCTTCACTGGAAACGTACCCCCTCTAGGCATGTTCTGCATATTAGGATTACGTCCTGAGAACCGCCCAGTAGCGGTAATATGTTGTGTTAGGGATACATGTAGAAAGCCATCCTCTTTTGTATAGTTACTTATACCCTCAACAAATGATGATAGGTAGGTAGTTACAGCAGATAAACGCTTTATATCTTCTAAGAACTTTATTGCGGCTCCCATGCTCCTAGTTCTAGCTGTTGATATAAGTATGTCTAAGTTACCTTTACTGGTACTAAAACCATTAGCACTCACCCAAGACTTGTTTGGAGGGTTAAATCCTAGCCCGGCTAGTTTATTTGTCTCTTCTAATTGGTAGCCTCTAGCTAAACAATCTTGACACTTGCTAGATTTCTTAAAGTTAGAACCATCCTTCTTCTTTTTATAGCGGCTACCTATCCCGTTACAAGTAGGGCAACTAAATGCTATTGTCTTACGGAGCATTGTAGTATTAGCTGCAATAGCATCTCTAAACTCAGATAAATTGCTTGTAAAGTCAAATAGCTCTACCCACTCTCTTTTATTAATTACTTTTCTACTAAAGATAACCTGAGACACTTGCTCTGGACTGTTTAAATTAACAGGCGTGTCCCCCATCAATTCACGGATCTGCTTAAACAATCTAGCCTCAATGCCTGTCTTTTCTTGTTCAAACTCTTCTCTTACTCTTTGAAGGGCGACTCTATCCACCCGGAACCCCCGCATATACATTCGGGTAAGGGTTTTACAGACTTCACAGGTAATGGCTCGAACTCTATCCATTCCGTTGGACTCGCTTTTGGCGTAGCCTTCGGTATTAATAGCATGGAACAATTCGGCAGTAACATTAAGATCGCAATCAAGATAAAAGGTAAGCTCTTTAAGGGGTATTTCATTTGTGTTGTATCCTTCTTTAAAATATTTCTTTAGTGTATCATCCTTCTGAAAGGTTAAGTTTCGACGTTCAGCACATGCCAAAAGACTTACAGCCTGCTTTTGACCTCGTTGCAGAATGTATTCAGCCAACATAGTGTCATATATTTCGCCATCATATTTGAAGCCAGATGCCCACAACCACATTAAGTCGTGCTGTGCGTTGTGCATGATTAATAATGTAGTCTTGTCAAGTATGCTCTGTAACAATTTAGCGTTAGCACCAGTACGGTCACTGTATTCTACATGATCAAACGTCAACAGATGCTTATCTGTATCTATATCTACGTTTTTAGTACCAACCTGCACCAAAAAGTTAGTAGGCTCAAACGGGTCCATGTGTGTCTTACCATTACGTTTAGTAGTTGTGTTCTCTACATCTAAAACTAACCTCATTCTTCTGTAACGTAACCTGAACCCATACAATCGGGGCAAGTTTCTGCGTGTACACAAGGATTATTGGGGTCAGAAGGGAAATGCTCCCCCTCGTAAACTATCCCACTGCCATCACACGTAAAGCAATTAGTCTTTGGTTTTTTTGGATTATAGTGCATCATATTCTTCTCTCCTTTTATGCTGTGTATTGAGCTATATCACCTGCCAGTTGGCAAGTAATGCGACCATGAAAGCCACCCTTCAATTTGTTCTTAGCTATATTTATGTGACGTTCTTTGTCTTCCATTTCATTACCTTCAGTAATTCTGTTCTTACCTATTAGTATAATCAAGTCTGCTTCAGCAGCTTTTCCTGTCTTACTACCTTCTAACATAGACTGGTCTGGGGTAGCTAAACCTTCAGCGGCAGCACTTAATTGTGATAGCCAGAAGACAGAACAGTTGTACTCTTTAGCTATGTTTCTAGCATGAATTGCTGCATCCCTAAGATAAACATCTGACTTGTCACTAGTCCTGGGAGCAAACTTATCTCCCATATCCAGTACCAGAATGTCCGGCTTAGTTGCCTTGACTACAGCCTCTACCCAACTTAAATCTTTACCTGTTGCGTCCTTGATATGTATGTTGTTACTAACTTTATCATACCTCAATGCAGCCTTCGCATAGTTATCTTTTATCTCATCTAAAGACATAGTTGTAGCGGCTGATAAGTAGCGTGACCCTACCCTATTCGCTGCCTCTTCATTACATAAAACAACACACTTAGCACCTTGATCGGCAAACCCATGCGGAGAAGCTATAATAGATGCGTGAAAGCTAGTCTTACCTGTGTTTGGTCGCGCCCCTACTATAACGAAGTGACCCCCACTGATGCCCTCGACATTACGTCTGACCGTGGGTATGTTAAACTTCCATTGCGTCTGAGTTTCGTTAGCTTTTAGTAATGTATCTATGCTCATGTCCTCAAACTCCACCTTTAAGTTAGGCGTAAAATCATCCTGATAATTCTCCACAATTTTACGCAATGGTTCTAAACTATTTTGTGTTCCATTAACGTACTCAAAACCTATGTTAGCTACCTCTTGTCCTACTACCTGTTGAAACATTCTAGAGATTACTTCATTAGCTACATCAGTATTTAATGCACTGCTGTTAGCAATCTTTCTAAATATATTTTGATACTGCTCTTTGTTAGAGGTAGTAAGGGTTTTGTTTGTAGCGTAGAACAATGCCTCTAGGTCAGCTAACGACAGTCCCTGGTCATACGTTTCCATTGCATAGTCTAGTGCCTGTTTAACTTTCCTGACATCCTTAGTAAATATTTTGTCTGGACATCGTATTCCTTTATGTAGTGTGTGAAATTCTTTATTTAATAAAGTTTTTAATAATGATAATTCTGTCATCGTACCTTTCTTCTTCTTCCTAAAAATGCCCCTTGCCTATCCCAGCCGATAAAACGCATAGGAAATGGTCTAAGATACCAATTCATTTGTCGTGACTTACCGTTGTTCCAACACTCTTTAACTACTCCCCAACGTCCTATTTGGCATAGTCCTACACATGCCAAGTGCGTTTTTGGTGGATCACGGATCCTATTGCCCAACCAAGTTGTATTGCTTGCATTGTCATACATAAGCATCCCTTTTGGATAGTGCTTGGCAAGCACCCTTAAAAGTATTAACTAAATACGGCTTTACTGATTGGGGATTTTGATGACCAGACACTTGCATAATACTGGCTATGTCTGCTCCCCCCTCTACCATTTGAGTAATAGTTGTTCGACGCAAATCCATCGCCCATAAGTCTGACCGTAAGGAAGCTTTCTTTTTTATGCGGGTTACTAGATAGCTAATCTCGTGTAGGGTGTATGGTTTTAGTTTACCATCCTTGGCCTTTGACTTATGTCTAGGGCATATATAATCCTGGCCTTCCCAACCTACAGCCTCCTTCTGCGCCCATAACATTTTTAATAGAGGAGCAGGGATAGGAAGATGCACCTCTGCACCACGCTTGGATTGTTTAAAGTTTGCCCTAGCGGCAGTGAAGTCAATGTTATCCCACGTTGATGTACGCATGTCCCCAATGCGTTGCCCAAAGATGTATGCCATATGACATATTAAACCTATACTCTTATACTCAATTCTAGAATACGCTACATCTAAAAACTTTATGATGTCTTGTTTATTCCATAAGACTTTGCGTGTAGCATCCTTTTGTTTAGTCACACCAAGAGTAGGATTCTTATCTATTACTTCTTTTTGCATTGCATACTTTATTACTACGGATAGTGCGCTAAATCTAATGTTAGCCGTCCTCGTTCCTACATGTAACCACTGCTCGTAGGCAGAAGATACATGCCTAAGTGCCAGCTTATGCAGCTTAATACTTCCCAAGGACACGCCATCAGAGAGTTTAGTAGCACAGATCTTCTTCTGTTGCTCTGCATAATCTTTTTTTGTTTTATCAGCTAATCTTAAAAACTTAGGCGACTTCTTGTAATACTCTACTGCTGTTGCCAAAGAGTTAGTTCTACTTAATTCTCTCATGTTAATAGTCCTTTCAATTTAATAATGTCTTCCTCTACTTTATATTTTATATCATCCTGTAATCTCATAGCAATAGTGCTTACCCCCGTCCAAGACGCTACTTCTTGTTTGTACGTCAAGGTCTTGTGTGCCGCATCTGGGTCTAGTGCAACAATGATATGCACATAATCTTGTAGGTACTCCATATGTTTCACACTCAATGATGTACCTAAGATAGCCATGCCTGTGACATTTGGACACACACTACATATAGTGTTAGCACTGATAACGTCCTCAACTACAACCACGGATCCATTTGGTTTACCGGAGCAGGCTGTGTACACCTGGGATGTACCTGTGTACCTATACCATTTAGGTATTGCTCCATCTAAGGCTCTGCCTACTGCATCAATCAGCCTACCATCCTCTCGTATAGGGAAGACAGCACGTTTATCCTTCACGTCATACAATAGCTCTGCATTGTGTAAGTCCCAACGCTCAATAAAAGCTGTTAATAATCTATGTTGTTTTGAAGGGTATATAACATATTCTGGTATTTCCATTAGAGGAATTGTAGGACACGGATCTGTATGACCGTACTCTGCGATCTTTTTTATAATCTCCTGGGCAGTCATTCCTTCATAGGAATTGCCATATACATTACACTGCCCTCTAAAACAGTAATACTTAATTACACCTTCAACTTTGCTAATACTAAATGTATTTTCACCGTTGCAGTCGGGGCAGTCTCTTCTAAAGCTCTGCCCCTCCTCTATGTCTAAACTTTTAATGTAATCTATAATCTTACGTTTTAACATTTATCTAATGCCCCTCTTTAACTGTAAAACTTACGTCAACAGCACTGTAAACATCCCGTCTTTTTGCGTAACTAATTAACTCATACAACTCACCTAAATCAAAAGCGGTCTCATTAATTACGTGTACTTTCTCCGTTACTATTGGCTTTTTTAGCTGTTTATGCTTTCCCATTTTAGGATTGTATTCACTTGTCTTTGTGTGTGTTGTCCACACCTTTACGTTTTCATAATATATACTCATGTTTTTCTCCTCATAAATGTATGCCTACTGGCTGATAGTACTGTATTACCTTTAACGATGCGACCTGTTCCAATCTCGCGCAATAATGCGTCACGTACCATGTTAGCTCGTTCAAGGCCACATTGCCTGGCAATCTCAATAGCAGTTAGTGGTAGCTTAGAGCTATCTATAACAGCCAGTACTTGTGCGGTACGTTTAGTCTGAACATTAGTTGCCCTAAACATAGAGGGAAACATATCTTTTTTAGTGCAGGTGTTACGCCAGGATGCGGCATCCTTTCTAATTGCCTCACCTAGTAGTTCTTCATAATAGGGTGGGGTATATTTACGCCAACTTTTAAATGCGTTACTAAAGTCTAAAAAGTCATTCATCAGATAAGCTTCCCACACGCTGTAACCTAGTAAGCCTATCTTTCTCTTCCATGTATAGCTTATGGACTTTGTCTTTAACTTCCTTACTTTCTTTGCTTGTAAGTATAGCCATGTATCTATGAATAGACCTTTGGCATTGTTCTATCTCTCCACATACAGACATTATACCTCCTCCTCTCTAACTACATTATCCTTATCTGTAACCCAGTATCTTTTATAGTTATTACGAGTGATGGGATGTTTTCTCCATGTATCTAGAATAACATAACCCTCCGACCTCAGTACAGATATTACTTTGGTTAGGGAAGCTATCCCATAGTCTAAGATAGCCTCTCTGTTGCTTAT